TATCGTCTTCCTCTGTAGTTTTTCTATTATCTAAATAATTTCTAAATTTATTTACCCCAATATTACCAACGATTCCCAATACATTTAAATTTTTTAGATTATTTAAATAACTAAGTTCTGATCCAAGATCCATTGTTTTGTTTAAGATAGATTCTTTTGGAACTGGGTTTTGATTGTCTCTGATAGACCTATCATTATTTTGAGTTTGTGTTGTAGTGCTATAATCATTAGTACCACTTTTACTTCCGGTGTCTGGTGCAGTTCCATAACCTTTGCTAGCTCTTTCTGCTGCTTTTTCTGGAGCACCCATATCAGCCCCACCACCACCTTGTAGTCTTGCTCTACCACCAAAAAAGTATCCTACTCTGCCACCATCAGCATATAAAACACTTGGATCATAATTAGAAACACTTGCAGTTGTGTTAAAGTTTTGATTAACATTAGAACCATCAGCATTTTTAAAGTCTCCACGAGAATTATCGTAAGTCATCTTATCATCTAAAGTAAAATTATTTGGACTTCCTCCTGGTGTTCCTCCGGGAGCATTAGACGGACCTTCAGGATTAGTCTGCTGTTCTGCTAAGGCTACTCTGTCTCTCTTATCAAGATACCTACCGACAACAGTATCTTTTTTCTTTTTCTTTTTTTCTTCTTCTTCAAAATCAAAGATCTTATCTGCTTTTTTTTGTGTCCTTAAGAAATCTGCTTTAGCTGCTTTAAGAGCATCCAATCTTTTTTGTTTATATGGACCGTCATCATCCATTTTTAAGGTAGCTTCTTTAATTCTTTTATCAAAAGTTTTTGCAGTCATTTTATTGGCGTTGTAACCTGCCATAACATTTCTTCCAGAAATATCATCGTAAGCACCATCGCCTTGTACAATTTGTCCGATGTCATTAACCATTATACCTTGACCACTTAATTGATTTTCCATTATCGCTCTTCTATTTGTAGGCATGTAAGGACCTATTTGATTTCCTAAAAATCTTGCAATCCCTGCTCCCGGCATCATATTTAAAATACCACTCATCTTTGTATTAGGTTCTGCAAATCTAGCTCCTGTTGCGGTAAGAGCTTCTGGGTCACCTAGATTAGCTCCAAAAGTATCTTCATAGTATGCATCATAATTAGGTCTAGGATTGTAATTTCTATTTACTATTGAATTTGGATCTGGATTGTAAACACTAAAATCATTTCCACCACTATTATTAAAAGCATTTGTATTTGTTATACCTCCATCCGGTACGGGTGCTACAGAGAATTGATATGGGTCTTGTAGATATTCTTGTTTAGGCAGGTATAGTATGCCTTTATCTCGTATCTCTTGGTCAGTAGCCATTATCTCATTCCTCCTGGTGCAATGTCTAATCTAAATGTACCAAGTTTCCAATTTTTTCCAGAACCTGTATTGGATACTTTTAATGCAATAGATCTAGCTCTAAGTCTAGTGCTTTTAAAATTTGTAGTTTCAGTTGATGTGAAATTTGTAGTTGTCGCAACGGTATTAGGATAGTTTCTTGTTGTAAAACTAACTTCCGTATCTCCTGTTTGTTCTATAAAATCTGGTATAAATCTACTTATTCTCATCATGTATTCACCATCTCCTCTAAGATCAGGGGTTCCTACAGTCGCTCCCGTGTTACTTCTTTTTTGAGTAATGTCAAAATCACCAGAAAGAATATTAGCATTAACAGCAGTAACAACATTACCAGCATTAACTTGATCGGTCCCTGTTTCGTGTTGATAGTATATACTACTTCCATCTACATTACCAGTAACATCATAAGACGCATCATCATCTGGGTCATAAAGTGTTGCATGAGGTTTTTCGTATACAGAAGAATCCACCCAAGCAGATCTATTTAAAGATCCTGTTGTCCAAATAGGTCTTTTAATTGTAGAATCTAAATAATTATAAGTGACGACTCTATCAACCGAAGTAGCTGTAGCTGAACAGTAGAACCAATTTATCTCTCCAAAAAGATTATTGATACCCGCATTAATTAAATCTTTAGTCACATTATTAAGGCCAAGTCCGGGATCTGTTGAGTAAACAAAATCTTCAACTAGACAAGGCATAGATTTTAATTGACCATCATAATTAAAAAAACCATTTTCTGACATCCAATAAGCTGAACCATCAACTTCTATACAAGCATTTTTACCAATCAATCCACAGTTAGCACCTGCTTGTGAGAAAGCAAATGTAAAAGGTTGACCTACAAATTGCATTAAAAATAATGCAGTATCGGTCCATACATAAAGAGCATCCCTACCTTTAATAGCAGACATAATCCTAGATCCTGCAGCAAGCCTTTGAGAACCTGCTGTGTTTTCTGCTCTTATGGTGTACTCATTAATATTCTCTTGGTCCGAGAATCTTATAAACATATCGTCTTGTGTAGATTTATTTCCAATAGTAGTTTCTGTTCCAAAAAAAACTAAATGTCTATCAGGAGTTGATACTAACATATGACGTGAGGCTGTCGGTGCCCCAGATATAATTGTTGCCCGAGTAGTTAAAGAATTTGCTGCTGTTGCATCCCATTCAAAACATTCTCCATTGTATATAAGAGCAATTAATTTTGTACCAAAGTTATCAAGAACCCATAAACCGGGGTTAAGTGTAAACTGTGTAGTCGACGAAGCTTGACCCCAGCCGTTGTAATTTGTAATATCTGTAACTGTTGCACCTGATGAGTGTGTTGTAGCTGTTGTGCCATTTACATTTCTAGCACCTCCACTTAAAGTATTTGTCCCTGTGTTATTTGCTGTGTAGGATATATCTTCAGCCCCTATTTTTATGGTCCCCGATGCCGGAAACGCGTTTGAACTAGTAAGAACAATGTTAGTTGTAGTTGTATCTGATAAAGTTGTTGCAAGAGTATTGGTTGCTGCTCCATTTACTACACCACCAAATAACCCTGAACTCCAACCAAAACCAGATTCTTGTGTAGAAGACCCTACAGTATAATAACAAAGAATTGATGCAGATCCTGCATTGGTTACAGGTGTGCCGGCTTCGTTAGTGGCCATTGTAATTGTAAAAGAGGTACTGCTTGGTACAGAAGTTACCATAAATTTCTCGTCTTCAAATGTGGCATTTGTAAAAGTAGATCCAGATAACCCAGAAACAGCATCAAATAATACTATATCATTATCTAACAAACCATGATTAGATGAGACAGTTATTGTGACTGTTGCTGATCCTGCTGTACTTGTAAAATTTGCGCCAGTAATTGTAGTTCTTATAGGATGTATGTCATAGTAATCACCGTCTGAAAAAACATAGAGAATTCTATTAGTTCCAATTGCAGAATATTTTATACCTATATTATCGTCCCAATTATGTATGGCTCTTGCGGCACCAGTTAATTTCTCTGTGCCTAACTGTTCCCAACCGCCAATTTTTTCTGGTGAACCGTATCTAAAACGTACGTTGTCTCCATCAAACCATTGACCTTCGGCCCCTGTTTCGGTTACTTGTTTGTTAAATCCTGGAGCAAATCCTAATTTTTGTAACATATATAATACCTATAAAGGGACAGTAGGTATGGTGGATTACTGTCCCATTACAGGATATATCATCGTTTAAACCAAGATGGAAGACCTAAATGTGGACGTTTGTCAAACATATTATCTTTAGATCCTGGAGTTTTTCTATTATTATAGTGAAGAAATACTTGGGCACAATCTTTGCCTTTAAACTTTTCTCGCCAATGCTCTAATTCACAACCACTGTAGACTAACATATCCCCTGGTTTTAAATCTACCCTAATACCTTTTTTGCCAATCTCTCCAGATGGCTCTAAATAAATAGTCCAATCATCACCACCTAAATTCATAGTAGTAGATATTTCACAACTAAATCTATCTTTGTGTCTTTTAAGTTCGTCACCTTTTTTATAAATTCTTGCAAAAGTATAAGCTGGATATAATTTTAATCCTGTAGTCTTTTCCATAATAGGTTGACACTTTAACATTAAAGTCTCCATTGCTATATCTGAATAACTTGAATAAGTATGTGGGATTTGACCATCTGCTGGTTCATACTCACCAAGTAATGTTTCATAAGGTGAAATGTATCTAGCATTACTACAAGTATCTAATACTTGTCTCTTCATATGAAAGTAGTTGTATAAGAATAAAGCTAAATCTTTATCTATTGCTTGTTTTATGATTACGTATTTATTTTTTTTAAACGACATCTTTAGCCATTTCTTTAGGTACTGCTTGAATATTCCAATGTATAAATCTAAAAGGTTCTATTCCAAAGTCTACACTAAACTCATGTTCTAAATATCCTGGAAATATAATTAAAGTTCCAGGTGTAGGTTTAAAATGAACAAGTTCTGAACCTGGCCATACACCTTTTTGGTTTGGTTTCATTTTTAATTTAGTAGATCTCGCTCCAGTACGTGGTTCGTGAAATACTGGCATAGATGTTTTATCACTTGCTTTTAAAAAATAAAAACCCGATACATGTTGATTCCAATGAACATGTGCTGAATGATGTCCACCACCTTTTTTAGCAAACTCTTGTACCCACATCTCACTAAACATAGTAGTGTATTGCTGCATATCATAACCTTGATGATCTAAATATTCCCAAGACTTTTGACCAATATAATCTCTAAAGTCTCTAAAATTATTATCGGCTGTAAGGGGTGTTGAGTGATAACTTCTTCCAAAGTCTCCTAACTTTTTTATATGTGCTTTAGCTTCTGGAAAATTTCTAGCAGCTTTAATATATTTGTTAGTAGCTTTTGTTAAAGATTTTATAAATTCTGGTTTTTGTTCTGACCAAATCGTTGTGTTAAAGTAATTATTTATATACATATTATTTAAATGGATATCCTAGGTTCCACATCACCAATGAATATCTTGTTCCTTTAGTTACGGGTTTAACTCTATGCCACACAAATGATGGAAACACAATGATAGATCCTTTAGGAAGTATCTCTTTTGCTTGTTTCAGGTGTTTAGCTTCTTCTCTCATATGAGGTTCATAGTCTCTAAAATCAAATTCTAATTCACCGCCTTCATATTCGGAACCATCTGTTAATTGACAAGTCATCGATAGTTTTCGAATTTTACCATTATCAGGACCTTCTTTTTCATAAGGTTTATCCCAAGAATCACAATGCCAATCATAATATTGATTCAATTTATATTTTGTAAACTGACAAGATTCAGATCTATCCCATTCAAAGTTCCAACCAGCATTTTTATTTGCTTTGTGGATATAAGGATGTAGTTCTTTATAAATCCAATTATCATTTAACCAAACTAAATCAGAGTTTCGTTTCTTTTTCATGTCTCTGACTTGATCTTTAGTTAATTCTTTATTACCATAACCACCTGTTCTTGCCATAGTTTCCGATTGTGTTAACCCATATTTTATGATGTCATCACATATTTTTGGTGGTATTGCTGATTTAAAATACCAGTAATAATTAGATATAGTCATAAGTTATTGTTTGTATAAAATTTAAACTATCTTTCTGATTATTGGTTAGGTAATACATATTAGTTGATGGAAACATTATAAACATATTGTCTTTAAGTTCTATATCCCAACTTCTTCCTTTACGTCTATTATCATCAAAATGTATTCTAACAAAACAATCTTTAACTTTGACACCATAAAGCATTGTAAAATCTGGAGAGTTTCGTAAATCTACCGGATCAATATTTAATAGAGGAGTTGTTGTCTCATTGGGTTTATAGATATTTCCCCACGTTGATTTGTTAATTAAAACAATACCATGTTCAAGACCGGTAAAATCTCCCATATAAGTATTCAACATATCCCAAGTTCTTGAAAATGGAAAATCTTTAGAGTTAAAAGTAGATTGTAAAATATCGTTAGTAAGTTTTTCTTGGTCTATTTCAAAACCTTTTGGCATATCAATATTACCATAGAATAAACTCTGTTCACTTAATACTTTCTTTCGCATACCACCACCTTTCTTAATTTATGCTTTACTGTCTGTCAAGTCCCAAGTTGTATTAGTTTCATTCCAAACATATTCCCATCTATGGGTCTCTGCTATATTTTGTGAAATCTGTTCTTCTGTTAGTTCTGAAGCGTCACCGATTGGTGATTCCCATCTAGCTTCTGAATTATTTTTTACCCAAGATGCATATGGTTTTTTAGGCCAAAAGATTTGATCATCTTCGTCCCAAGTAAAACCTAGACCTGCATAGTTTCCTCTAAATGCTGTACCGCCATCTTTGTGGGTATTTTTTATTGTATTGTAAGATGTTTGAATCCACATCTGTGCTGGCCAATTATTATGTGTCTCTAAATATTGTTGACCTACAGATTCATCCTCAACGCCATCAGCGTTTAACATGTCCTTATCATTTAAAGTTAATACTTGAATAACTTTTCCATTTGATCCTATTTTTGCAAAATGTGCCATAATTATTCTCCTTATATCCTATTGAAATTTGTACCTTATTACTACTACACCTGAACCACCAGCGCCACCTTGGTTACAAGCACCTGAATTTGAAGATGCAGCACCACCGCCACCACCTCTATTAGTTGTTCCTGATTCACCTGTTCCAGAGCCACCAGGAGTAACACTTCCAGAACCACCTGTTCCACAAGAAGAACCGTTACCTACAAGTCCAGGAGCATTAGGGAATTGAGGGCTAAATCCAGATCCACCACCACCACCTGCATAAGCTGTCGGACTTGCTATAATTGAAGTTGTTGCACCTGTTCCACCGACACCACTTAAAGGACTAGCACAAGCAGCTGTTCCTGCTGCGGTTGCACCACCACCACCACCACTTTGATGATCTGGACCTGTAGGAGATGGTCTAGCTCCACCATCACTACCTTGAGGCGGACTTACGGGAGGAGTGTTTCCAGATCCAGCTGCTCTAGCTGCAGGAGCACCACCACCGGCACCACTACCAGAGCCACCTGGATTACCTACTCCAGGACCTGCTTGTGAAGGACCACCTGCACCACCACCAGCAGATGTAATTGATAAACCCGATGAATTAGAACCAGCTGATGGAGTACCATTATCTGTTGAACCTGCACCACCACCACCTACTACTATTGGATAACTTGTAGCTGAGACAGGTACAGATGAAACACCTGAACCTAATGGACTAGATGTATAACCACATCCAGTTGTTTCTCTAAAACCTCCTGCACCACCTCCGCCACCAGAGTTAGCACCGTTAGCTCCAAAAGCACCTCCGCCACCAGCGACTACCATATAATCTACTGTATTTGATCCTGATGCATTACCTGCACAAGATACACTTAAAGTTCCTGGACCTGTAAATGTGTGAATTCTATAATCTCCTGAACAAGTAACTGTTCCACCTGTTGCTGTTACAAACAGTGATGTAGGTGAATCACTTTGTAAGCCTGAATCTGTTACTAACCAACCTTGTGTTGCATCTATAAATACTAATGTAACAGCTAGTCCTTCTGTTAATAAAGTTGCATTAACTGCTGTACCACCAATTTTATCTGAACCATTTCTAACTAATGTTACTGCATTTGTATCAAAAGTATTTGCGTAATCTTTTACTGCAATTACATCACCTGCGCTTCCTGCTGGAAGAGTTACATTAATTGCACCACTAGTTGTATTTACAAAATATCCTACGCCATTAGCTGCTGTAAAGTTTCCTGTCTTAACTGTTGTATCCCAAGATACTGCACCAGTTCTGCCTGCTACGGTTGTAAAAGTAGGCGGGGCTCCGGCACCTGCTGAAGTTAAAACCTGTCCCGCATCTCCTGTTGCAACTGCAACTGGGTTACCACTTGCATCATAAGAAATAATATTACCATCTGTACCTGGAGCCATTTTTGCTAATGTCACCAAATCATCGGCTAATTTTGCAGTAGCGATACTTCCGTCAACTAATTGAGAGGCGTTGATTGTCTTGTTTGTTAAAGTCTGTGTTCCTGTAAGAGTTACATCATCTACTGATGTCATAGGAATTTCGTAAACACCTGTGTTAGTTGCTACACCATCTACATAAATAATTTTCCAACCTTTATCAGTAGTTGCCCAAGTAACTGTTGCACCTGAACCGGAAACTGCTTTAAGCTGTAATGTTTGTGCATTAGTTGTGCTATTTTTAATAAAATAAAAAGTTTCTGTAAGAAGAGGGACTGTTAAAATTCTTGATCCTGTAAGAGCTCCTGTTAATTCTATAACTCTTTGTTGAGCAGTACCTGTTAAAGCACCATCTGCTATTGTTAAAGCTGTAGTTCCTGATCCGGCAACAGCTAAAGATAAATATCCACCAGTTAATTGTTCAATAAGACTTAAATTAGCGTTAGTTTTTGTTCCCCAAGTACCGGCATTTTCGCCAGTTGCCATTAATTCTAAACCAAGATCTGTAAAAGTTGATGCCATAATTTTGTTCTCCTAAGCTACATGTGTTACATCTGTATATGATGTATTTCCTACTATGTCAATATCTTGATAGCCCAGTACAATAATGTTTCCTACACTAGATGTTGTTGATAATCCAGTTAAACCCATTACATCTGAAGGTGAAATTGAACCCACTGCAGACGTTGCCTGTACACCGGTTAATGGAACCCCTATTGCAGGAGTGATAGACCCTACACTAGATGTTGTCGATAATCCAGTTAAACCCATTACATTCGAAGGTGAAATTGAACCCACTGCAGATGTTGTTGATATTCCTGTTAATTCTACTATTTCAGTTATAGAAAATGAAACAGCACCTACAGATGACGTTGTGGAAACTCCTGTTAATTGAACAGCTATTTCAGTTTGCACAGAACCAACAGATGATGTTAATGAAACTCCTGTTAATGGAACTCCTATTTCTACAGTTAAAGAACCTACTGAAGATGTAGCACTAACTCCTGTTAATGGAACTCCTATTGCAGGAACAATAGATCCTACAGCCGAAGATGCTTGTTGTCCTGTTAGTGTTAATGAAAGACTAGTTGCTGGAGATAATGATCCAACTGCGGAAGTTGATAGTACGCCAGCTGGAGTTAGTACAGCCCCAGTAAATAAAATTACACCCCCTAAAGAAACAGTTGCTGATTGACCATCTAGTAATGCTTCTTCGTTTGATAGAACTGATACTGATCCAACCGAAGAAGTCGTTGAGAGCCCGGTTAGACCCATTATCTGACCATCTATTGAACCTACAGAACCTAATGCAGAACTTGCTAATTGTCCTGTCGGTGTTAGTGAAAGACTTGTTGTTGAAGATAATGATCCAACTGCGGAAGTTGTTGAAAACCCTGTTGGTGTTAGTGAAAGACTAATTGCTGGAGATAATGATCCAGTTGAAGAACTTGCTAATTGTCCTGTCGGTGTTAGTGAAAGACTTGTTGTTGGAGATAATGATCCAATTGAAGAAGTTGTTGAAAGTCCTGTTAAACCTAGATCAACATCTAATGTAAGAGTTAAACTACCTACACTTGAAGTAGTGCTTAGACCTGTTAAAGAAACTACAGTAGGACCTTGCTCGCCCCATTGGTTTGATCCCCAGGTTGTACCGGATTGATTCCAAGTATTAGCCATAAGGAGTAACTCCTTATGCTATTCTAAGTATAGCGTTTGATGCGTCTGCTGCTGGAAATTCTATTGTGAAAGTTCCACTTGTTACAGTTTTATCTCCACCAAATGCAATTGCACAAACTGCAGGATCACCTGATGCTGTGTCATTAAAAATCAAACAACCGTTTGCTGTAAATGAAGCTGATGTAAAAGATACATTTGCAAAATCACAAACTGCTGTATCACCTGATAAAACGGGTGTTACACTTGTAAGTGCAATTCCTTTAGTAGTATAACCATTTCCGTTAGCTACTTCATTTGAAGTCGTATAAGCCGTAGTTGATTTATTTAATGTAGCACTACTTGTGTACAATGCTAAATTAAATGTGTTTCCAGATGATGCTGTAAAATTGTGTACTGCTTTTAAAGCTTCTGCTTTAAAACTGTTACATACTGCTGATGTTATTGCCATAATTTTTATCTCCTAATTTATTTACGGTGAAGGTGATTTGACTTGTATCCTAACAGTACCGTCAGTGTAATCGTCTCGTCTTCTTCTCCCAATTTGCATTCCTGCGAACTGTTGTATTGAAGTTTTATACTTATTTTCATACAATGTCAAC